TGTCATAAAGAGAACTAATACCGACGGCAAGATTGTAATAGAGAATGTTCCGCCGGATGAATTCCTTATATCAAGAGAAGCAAAGAATATACAGGATGCACGATTTATATGTCACCGAGTAAGAAAGACCTTATCTGATTTGAGGTTGATGTACCCAGATCAAGATCTTGGTCCTGAAGATTTAGGTGCGGGAGAAGATGAAGGCGGTACAGAGAGTACATGGTTTGGGGAAAGGTCTGCTCGATATATGTTTGACCAGTCCGGGGATAACTATGGCGTTGGTATTGGCCTTTCACCTCAAGAAGAAGCACTACAAGAATACTGGTTACATGAAAGTTTTATAAGGACAGATTTTGACGGGGACGGTATTGCTGAACTTCGTAAAGTCTGCACTGTAGGCAGGTACGTTCTTGCTAATGAAGAAATAGATACTGTACCATTCGTATCTATCACACCGATTAAGATACCGCATAAGTTCTTTGGTCTTTCAGTTGCCGACCTTGTGATGACACTCCAGTTGTATAAAAGTGTCCTAATGAGGAATCTTCTGGATAACATGTACAACCAGAACTTTGGACGGTATGCAGTTTTAGAAGGTCAAGCAAATCTCGATGACCTACTGACACAACGACCAGGGGGTATAGTCAGGGTAAAATCTCCTAATGCTGTCACACCTCTTGCCACACCTCCCTTGGAACCTTACTCTTTTCAGATGCTTGAGTACATAGATGAGATAAGAGAAGCGAGGGCAGGTGTCAGTAAACATTCTCAAGGACTAAATGATGCTGCTCTTACTTCCCATACTACTGCTACTGCTGTTAACGCTGTACTGACGAATGCCCAATCAAGAGTTGAATTGATTGCAAGGAATTTCGCAGAGACAGGTGTTAAAGATTTAATGCGCCGGATATATGAACTACTACTGAAAAATCAGGACAAGAGACGAGTTGTGATGCTGAGAGAGGAGTGGGTTCCTGTCAGACCAGACATGTGGAATGACAAGATGGATTGCACTGTTTCAGTTGCGCTTGGTAATGGTAACAAAGATCAACAGATGATGCATCTGTCCTCAATAATACAATTTGCATCTCAGGCTCTATCTGGCGGATTGCCTATAGTTACTCCTGAGAATCTATACAATCTGGGTAGTGCACTTATAAAGGCTATGGGCTACCAGAATGTAGACGACTTCATTACTCCTCCTCCTGAAGAGCAAGAGGAAGGACCGGACCTAGAAGCAGAGGCTGCGGAAATGGAGATGCAGTTAAGACAGAAAGAACTTGAAATAAAGCAAGGAGAACTTCAAGTCAAGATGATGAAAGTACAGAATGAAGCAACCAAAACACAGATTGATTCTAAGTTGAAAGTAGCGGAATTGAATCTTGAGGCTGAACAGAAAAGGCCGGTTGCGATAGGATGACTGACCAACTAAGGGAAGAAAAAGCGAACCGCCTTCTTTCCGACCCACTATTTAATGAAGCGTTAGATACGCTTGAGTCAAACATCAAGGATACTTGGTATAACACAAGCATCCATGACGGCGAAGCCAGAGAACAATGCTGGCTTTCTTTAAGACTCTTGGAACGGATACGCCTTCATCTAACCAGTATTATTGAAACTGGAGAGATGGCGAAGAAGTTACAAGAATATCATATATAAGGAGACTTATCATGGCGGAAAATCCAACGAACCCGCTAACAGAAACCGCGCAAGAAGGAAGTTTAATCGAAGCGCAAAACTCGCTACTGAGGATGCTGGAACCTGCGAAGGAAACTCCAGAAACCGCAGAAGCACAACCTACCGAAGAAGAAGAGTCCACTGAGGAAACTCAAGACGAATCATTGGAAGAGGAAACTGAGGAGGAAGTCGAAGAGACTGAACCCGAAGAGTCTGAGGAAGAGGTTGAAGAGAACCTTCTATATGCTGTCACTATAAATGGTGAAGAGCAGGAAGTATCTCTCGACGAACTCACAAAAGGTTATTCACGACAATCAGACTATACTCGTAAGACGCAAGAACTTGCAGGCGAAAGAAATAACATGGCCCAACTCCAAGAGCAATGGGCTGCTGAGATTTCTCAAGCACAATCCGAGCGTCAGCAATACGTTAATGCACTTGGACAAATTGTTCAGCAGTCTATGATCGGATTAGAGCAGTTCAATGATGTTGATTGGGACACTCTAAAAGAAGAAGATCCGATAGCATGGGTTACTAAAAACCAAGAACTTAAGGATGCACAAGAGCGCATAAGAAACTACCAGCAACAGGCGATTCATGCTGAAAAGCAAAGTAATCAAGAAGTTGCTAGGATGAGGTCTATGGCTGCTCAAGAGGAGCATAAGAAGTTAGTACAGGTTCTACCTGAATGGTCAGATAATGAAGCAAGAGGTAAGTTAGCCACCGATCTTTGGTCATATGCATCGACTCAAGGATTTACGGAAAACGAACTGAATGAAGTTATTGACCATCGACAGTTTTTAGTTCTAATGAAGGCGAAGAAGTATGACGACCTTCAGAAAGCCGATGTTAAATCGAAAAAGATAAAGAACAAGCCCAAAGTGATACGTGCAGGTAAAGGTACTAATAAGAAAGAAACTGCATCTGGTAAACGTAGTGCAAAAATGAAGCGTCTCCGACAAACAGGCCACGTTGATGACGCGGCTACTTTGTTGGAAGATATGTTTAATTCCTAATTAGGGAGATACAAAAATGACAATTGCTGCAAATACGTCACTCACTTATGGTGCTGTGGCGATACGTGAAATGGATACACCCTTTATGTCGGGCTGCTCCAAGCAGACCGCCGATAATACATTCTTTGAATGGCAAGTCGATACAATTACTGCTGGCTCCGCTAACAGAAAGATTGAAGGCGACAACGATATCGGTGCCGATGCAAGGGTTCTTCCTACGCGACTTGGAAATTACTGTCAGATAAGTCAGTATGTAAACCAAACGTCAGGTACAGATCAGGTAATGAACTATGCCGGGCATGGCAAAAACCAAGCCTATCAGTTGGCTAAAAACGGCAAACGTATGAAGAGAGACATGGAATCCATGCTCACTCAGAATGTCATACGTGTTGTTGGTGATGCTACTACAGCAAGAGCGACTGCAGGTGTTCCTGCATGGCTAAACACCAGCCATGTTGCAGGTGGTTCCGGTGGTAGCGCAAGTGCTGGTGATCTTGGTACTACGTTGATGGTAAACAACACATCCACGGCTGCTGCTACAGAAGGTAACATCAAAGCAACTATTAAGAAATGCTATGATGCTGGTGGTAGCCCTGATATGATGCTTGTGCCGTCAAATGTAAAGCAGACGATCTCTGCTCTGTCTCAGTCGGTATCTGAACTTCGTACTGCTGCTAATAAAGAGGCTCCGGCCTCGGTTGTAGCCGCTGTCGATGTTTATGTGTCCGATTTTGGCACGTTCAGGATTGTTCCAGATCGAAACTTGGCTGCTGATGGGCCGGGTTCTGTTGCTGCAAATATCTTCTTCTTGGATATGGATTTTTGGGCCATTGCATGGCTACGTCCTTTCCAGACAGTCGATCTTGCAAAAACAGGTGACTCTGTGAAACAGTTGTTAGTTGCTGAATACGGACTCGTTTCTAAAAACGAGAAAGCAAGCGGCATCCTTGCATCTGTAAGTTAATAAGGAAGGGGGTGGGGAAACTCACCCCCAACTTACTATGAAAAAGAAAAACTCTGACGTTACAATAAGCAAGTCGAAGAAAACTGATCCAAAGGTTGACAAACCTAAAGAACCAACAGATGCTATTGGATGGTTAAAGAAAGCGTATATTGATAACGATCCATCTGATGGTGCGCCAAAAGTAGGGAATGTAGGTTATGTCTGATAAATTTATTATTGATGATGATGGTGTACGCAGAACTGAAATGCAGTTCGACCAAACTGATAATACCTTTAACTTTAAGACCGTACAGAATGTTACTCCTATACTTGATGATAATAAGGCAAGATACAACGCATTCGGAGACAAACTCTCTCTTGGTAAACGGGGTGAGTGGCATCATGCTGCTTCTATTCCAATTACAATTTGGGAGAAGTGGATGAAAGATTCCAATGGTGAGATTGCAAAAGATAGTAAACTTCTTGCTGCTTACTTAAATAACCCTGACTACAAGTATTTTAAAGTAGCCCCAACTAATCTATAAGGTAAAAGATATGATTGACCTAAGTAACATTTTTAGACCCCGAACGACCCATACATTATCTGCAACTACTTCCAGTGGCGCAACTGCAACATCTGCATTTGGAGCGCAAACACAGACAATCATGGTAACTGCGACTGCTGGTTGTTTCGTTGCCTTTGATCCAGATCGCCCTGCCACAACAGCCTCAACTTATATCGCAGCCGGAACTCCTTACTTCTTCCGTGTAGATGGAGGCAATATGGGTTCAGCGATTACTGGAACAGGTACAGCATCGGTTTACATTACTGAAATGAGCAGATAATGGCTATTAGCACCTACGCCGAGTTACAAACGGCTGTAGCCAACTGGTTAGATAGGGATGATCTAACGGATAGGATACCAGAGTTTATTGCTTTATCTGAAGCAAGAATGAATAGAGTTTTGCGTTTAAGTATGATGGAAAGTAAGTATACTGCGTCAACTGTAGCATCTCAAAGAAACTATGCTTTGCCTACTGGGTATATACAGATGCGTAACTTCCAACTAAATACTTCTCCAGTAACTGCACTTCAGTATGTAACTCCTGAAATATATGATAGGTTATGGGGAGGTAGTAACTCAGGAACTCCTCAATTCTATACTATAATTGCTAATGAATTACAACTAGGTCCGATACCCGCTTCTGTGATGACTATGGAGATGTTATTTTATAAAAAGATTTCCGCTCTTTCGGTAAGTAACACTACTGAAACTATGCTTACAGAGAATCCAGATATATACCTCTATGGCGCATTGTTAGAGGCAGAACCATTTATAATGAACGATGAGCGCGTTCCACTTTGGATGCAGGGCTTTAGCCAGGCTGTAGCCGATCTACAGGAACAGGATAATAAGGACCGTCACTCAGGTTCTGCTTTGAGAGTGATGAATACAGGTGGCTACTATTGACAGCCCCAATTACATGGGCGGAGGCTACCTCTCCAATCCTATGGAGCAACATAGGAATAAACTGGAATACTCCTGCTGAGACAGGTAGTGCGACATACGCTATAGGCGATGGGTTTACTCTAGGGGTTGACCATACAAAGGGAGCCTCTATTTCTTTTGGTATAGATGCATCTTATGCTCTTGCTGAAGATATGACGATGCCAGTATCTGCCACGCTTGGAACAACCATAGGATCTGATCTACAGCATGGTCTTTTAATACAGGGTGCTGGTACGTTTGCTGCTGACTTATCTCAGGCTAGTACCGTAATCGCAACCATGAGTCCGGCTATTACATTTGGTATAGATGCTGATTACTCATCTGTTGGTAATATGAGTTTTTCAGAGTCTGTTACTTTTTCTGGAAGTTTTAGTCAATCTGCTCTGGATAGTTTTTTGTGGAACCCAGAGACAGACCCAACAACTACGTGGACGACTGTAACTGATCCTACTTCAACGTGGTCTAGTGTATCAGACCCATCAACTATATGGACAAAGGTGGACTATCCAAATTGAAAATGCAACCAACAATGAAGGCCGATGGAGGTCTAAAAATGAAACACGATAATGATTATACTATCGGCCTAAAGAATATATGGGAAGTGGTGTGCTACGGTTCTGACGGTCAGGAGAAGTGGCGGGAGATAAACAAGAACCTCGTTACTACGGCTGGCGCAAACCATGTACTTGATGGTACATTTAAGAGTGGCACACAGATAACCAGTTGGTTTGTTGGCTTGAAAAAGGCTGGTACTCCCGTGATTGCGGATACTATGGCATCACACTCTACTTGGCTTGAGATGCTTCATACGTCTACTTACTCTCAGGTTGTTCGACAAACTCTGACGTTAGGTTCTATAACAGGTACAACTACCAGCACTTGTGATAACTCCTCAAGTAAAGCAACCTTCTCTATAAACGCTACCAATACTTGCGCGGGTGCTTTCGTTGTTAGCAACAACGCCACATCTTCTGCGACCGCTGGAACGCTATACGGTGTTGTAGATTTCGCATCATCTAGGGCTGTTATTTCAGGGGATACTCTTGAAGTAACTGTAACCCTTACAGCAGCGAGTGCATAATGGCTGTCGAATCCGCAACATGGGTAACACAATTAGTCTCCACTAACCCCGTTGTTGGTGATCCAGTTGGAGAAGGCGACGATCATTTAAGAATGTTGAAAACTGTACTAAAGAATAGTTTTCCGTCAACGTCGACTACTGCGATAGTTCCTAACATGTCAGGACAAACTGGTAAGGTTTTAACCAATGACGGGACTGATAC